CAAATGTTGCAAGCGGTTTTAAAGAAGGAAAATTATTTCATTCTGAAGAGAGATATAGTTTAGAAGACTGTAAAGAAAAATATGGACTGCTTACAGATAAAGTTTGGTATGAATCCTTTGAAGGATTAGATCACTTGACAGAAAATTATATTCGTAATATGAGAGCGAATGGTGAGAAGATCAATAAAAACCCTAGAATTATTATGTCTACTATCCACGGCGCCAAAGGAGGCGAAGCGGATAAGGTCCTCTTACTTCAAGATATTACGAACGCGGCTATGGAGACGTTTGCACAGGATCCCGACGAACTTCACCGCTTGTTCTACACCGGAGCAACAAGAGCAAAGAAGGAACTACATATCGTGGATCCCAAAAATTTTGAAAGGGCGTATCTAATATGAGCACAAAAGATGCATTGGAAAAAGCATTTCCAGAAGAAAAACAAATTGGTGGTAAACATTATAAAATGAAAATTCAACCTTGGACTTTTATCAGAGAAAACGATCTTAATCCTTTTCAAGCCAACGTAATTAAATATGCGGTGAGGTATCAAAAGAAAAATGGAATAGAAGATTTAAATAAAATTATTCACTACTGTGAATTAGAAATCGCACATATGCGAAAGAGTTGGGATGAATAGAAAGGAAAAAAAGAAAAAAAGAGGCGGAGGTTGGAATGCCTCCAAGTGCAGAGCAAAACTTAGCAAACAAATTTTGCGAGGACACTATGAATGGTGTAAGAAGGAAGGAAGAGATATAAGTTGGTATGGCTAGAACTATACAAACACCTTTATTTGCACCTGAAACTGAATGGGTAATGCCCGATGAACTTAAAGATTTACGCGGACATAAAGAAATTGCTATTGACTTAGAAACTTATGATCCGGAGTTAATGACACTCGGATCGGGGAACGTGGTTGGTCGAGGACATATTGCAGGTGTTGCTGTGGCCGTAGAAGGTTGGAAAGGTTACTATCCTATTGCACACGAAGGTGGTGGGAATATGGATAAAAATTTAGTTATCAGTTGGTTAAAAGATTTATGTAAACAACAAGACACTAAATTTATTTTTCATAATGCAATGTATGATGTGTGTTGGTTAAGAAGTTATGGTGTAGAAATCAAAGGTAAAATTATTGATACAATGATTGCGGCATCATTAGTTAATGAAAATAGATTATCTTATCGTTTAGATTTTTTAGCAAAAGAATATTGTGGATTAGGTAAAGATGAAAAAGTATTACAAGCTGCAGCAAAAGAATGGCAAATCGATCCTAAAAAAGATATGTGGAGATTACCTTCTATGTTTGTAGGACAGTATGCTGAAAGAGATGCTGAAGCAACTTTAAAACTTTGGCAAAGATTACAAGCAGAACTTTATGCTCAAGAATTAACTCATATTTTTGATTTAGAATTAAAATTATTTCCTTGCCTTGTTGAGATGAGATTTAAAGGTGTGCCCGTAGATCTTGATAAAGCAGATAAAATAAAGAAAAATTTAATAGATCGTGAAAATAAATTAGTCAATAGAATCAAAGAGTTATCTGGTGTTAGTGTAGAATTATGGGCAGCAGCATCTATTGCAAAGGCATTTGATGCACTTAAACTTCCGTACGATAAAACAGAAAAAACTGGAGCTCCAAGTTTTACTAGAAATTTTTTAGCAAACCATCCTCACGAACTTGCACAATGTATTTCAAATGCAAGAGAGATTAATAAAGCACATACAACTTTTATTGATACGATAACTAAACACGCACACAAGGGAAGAATACACGCAGACATTAATCAAATAAGATCCGATGACGGCGGAACGGTGTCAGGCAGATTTAGTATGAGTAATCCAAACTTACAACAAATTCCTGCAAGGCATCCTGATTTGGGTCCAATGATACGATCTATTTTTATTCCTGAAAAAGGTTCGGTGTGGGGCAGCTTTGACTACTCACAACAAGAACCAAGAATATTAGTACATTATGCGAAGTTACAAAATTTAGAAGGATCTGATGATATCGTTAATGCATACAATGAAGGAGATGCAGACTTTCACCAGGTTGTTGCAGATATGGCAGGAATTGAAAGAAAGCAAGCTAAGACCATTAATTTAGGTTTGATGTATGGAATGGGTAAAAATAAATTAATGGCTGAACTAGGTTTGATGAAAGAATCAGCTGAGAAACTCATTGAACAGTATCACAGAAAAGCTCCATTCGTAAAAAAATTAATGAACAATGCAATGAGAAAAGCGGAAGACTACGGGACCATTAGAACTCTACTTGGAAGAATTTGCCATTTTGATTTATGGACTCCTACTTATTTTGATATTGCTAATAAACCTTTACCGCTAGAGGAAGCTAGAAAAAAATATGGTGAGCCATTGAGAAGAGCATTTACTTACAAGGCTTTAAATAGACTGATTCAAGGATCCGCTGCGGATATGACTAAAAAATGTATGGTAGATTTATATGAAAACGGTATAATACCGCACATACAGATTCACGATGAAGTGGATATTTCAATTGAATCAGATAAAAAAGCAGAAGAAATAATAAAAATTATGGAGTCTGCTATTGCATTGAAGGTGCCTAATAAGGTAGACTTTGAAAAAGGTTTAAATTGGGGAGATATAAAATGATAGGAGACAAATGGCATATCTTAACGCAAACATACCACCAATTTATTGCAAAGTTAAAACCGAGTATCTCTATGATATGGACCTTTCTAAAAGAGGCGAAGAAGACTGTGTGGTCTTTGGTGTTACAAGTATATCAGGACGCGCCCTCTTATTTCATATTATGTTACCGAACGGTGCGTGCTATTGGCGTTTGCCTATCTCAGCGTTTTTCCAAAAACGTTTTTCTAGAGCCGAAGTGCCGGATATGTCAGTTGACGAGCTTCAACTGTGGAATTGTTTTAGTTATTATCCTTCTGTTCATAAGTTTGATTATTTAAGTAATGTTCACGGTAAATTTCGTGGGAAAGATAAAAAGTTTTATGAAGGACAGTATCTTTTTACCATTGACTGGGGTCATCCAGAGACTAATATACTGGATACAGATCATTCTGAAATTCCTCAAGAGCACAAGTGTGCGCATATACTGGCTCTTGCTAACGGCAATTATGCTGCTCAGCCTAATAATCGCTGCCTTTGGCACATTAATAGCTATACTACTGATAACAGCTGGCCAGACTATAAAGTCCAAAATACCGTTTGGGAAGTAGAAGGACCCGATTGGGTCACAGAAGATTCTGATAAAATGTTTTACGATCTGGAGGATAAAAATGGATAGTAAAGATTTTTTAAAATTAATTAAACAAAAAGTTTCTGAGACAAGTAAAAAAGCTTTGTCTGTATATTCTTATAAACAAAGACAGAGTAGACCACGAGTCAAAGAAAATATATTACAACCTAAACAAAACAATCATTGTGTAGTTCACGATGACAAGGATTATTTATAAATGTCTGAACAAAACGGTGTCAATACAAAGGTTGCTGTGTTAATTGAAAAAGTAGACAATATGGAGGAACAACTTCTCCATAAAATGCGTAACCACGAGAATCAATTAAAGCTTTTGTATGATGATATTTGTGACATACAAAACAGACTAAAATATATTGTAATAGGCGCTTTGGCCGCTTTTGCAGCAACTACAAGCGGTGGTATAGAGTTTATAAAAACTTTAATGTAATGTGAATGGCAACAATGATTAATGATAAATTTTTAGATAATATTGATACCGTTCACGGACATTGTCCAGAGTGTGGTGAAGAGACAATTTTAATTGCAATTGTGCAAGATTATTATAGATGCACAGCGTGTGGTGAAGACACTAAACAATACGTCAATGGTAGTATAAAATACCTAAGACTAACAGAGGAAGACCACAAATGGCTAAAAAAGCAAAAGGATTCGGCGTCGACAACTACACCAAACGGAAAAAAGTAAAGCGTCCAGGACGTCATTCTAAATCGCCTAATAAATCTTACACAAAGAAAGTTAACCGTGGACAAGGCAGGCCTTAAAACACGACTTGGAAGAAATACAAACGGATCGACTTTGATGCGTTGGTTCTTTTTTACAACAGCGGTATTGTCTTGTTTTATTTTAACGTCTTTTAAATTACCGATCTATCAAGCGATTGGATGGGGTCTCTCCGGGATATCTTGCCTCGGCTGGGTCTTGATTGCTATTGAAGATAAGGACGTGCCTCGGGCTTTGATGGAGATGATGTACGCGGGTTTTGCTTTCTGGGGACTCATCAACTGGCTCAAGTAAAACGCACTCTGCTTTGTAAGCGAGTAAATTTTCATTAACCGTTTCTTTTTCCATCTTATCTAACCATTCATTAGCTTTGTCATATGCTATTCTTTGGCAATCATAGAAAGAAGTAATAGGATAAGGGTACTGCATATTTTGACCACAAGTGCCATCAATTAAAGAACAGATCTGTATAATTAATATCCATTTCATTGATTGAACCTATATTAAATTTAAGTGTAAGTCTACTCGTCCCGGTATGAAACCAGGACGAGCAAACAAAAGGTGTGAGAAGAGACCTGAAATATACGCTAAAAAATATTTTTGTGCAACCCCTTGTTTTTATACTAGACATTCCCATATGTTATGGTAAGAAAGAATAACAACAAAAGGAGTAGAAATGGCAGACCCAAACAAATATAAATCGGTTTCTGTACCGATGAAAACATATCAAATGTTATCATTCCTGGCTAAAGGACAGCTCACAGACGCTGATTTAACGATTTCTAAGGCTATTGAAGTCTTAGCAACGAAACAAG